ATATCAACGTCTCCGAGGCCAGAATCTCTGTGCGGTGGGATTTGATGAGGCTGACACAATTCCTAAAAGAGAGGCAGAGCAAGCTATGAACATGGCTCTTGCAAGGTTAAGGTCTGGTAATGTTCAGCAGTTTTATGCAACAACAACTCCCGAAGGTCATGGTTGGGCATTTGAAACATTTGAAAAGAATAAAAAGTCTGATACAGGATTAATACAAGCAAAGACAAAAGATAATCCATATTTACCAGAAAATTTTATTCAATCTCTTGAGGAAAATTATCCACCGCAGCTAATAAAAGCCTACTTGCTTGGTCAATGGGTCAACCTCACAAGCGGCCAAGTTTATAATAGATTTTCCAGAGAAGATCATGTAATAAATAAAATTCCATTTGATACAAAGATGGAAACTCTTTTGTGCGGAGTTGATTTTAATGTTATGAATTGCAACTGTGTTGTTGGTGTCAGGGATGGTGAAAAGCTAGTAATCATAGATGAAATATCAAAACAAAAAGATACTGACGCTTTGGCACAAGAGATAAAAAGACGCTACCCTTCAAACAGAATATTAGTTTACCCAGACGCAAGTGGTTCAGCACGTTCAACGATTAACGCATCAAAGACAGACATCGCAATTCTCGAAAGTTACGGATTCCGTTCAATGGCTCTCAAAAGCAATCCCTTTATCAAAGATAGAGTTGCAACCGTCAATGCGTTATTACAGAACGGCAAAGGGGAAAGACGTTTGGCGATTCATGCCAGTTGTACACGTTTAATTGAGTGTCTTGAGTTGCAAAGCTACGATGAAAAAACAGGAGATCCAGACAAACAAAACGGATATGATCACATGAATGATGCTTTGGGTTATTTAGTATATCGTGAATTTAATTTGCTATATGGTAGAGCAGGCAGACCAACAGGAATTAGAATATATTAAAAGCAATGGTACTATGAGGAAAAACTGTGTATAGCTCATTAAATATTTACAACCAACCTATAACACAGGCTGTATCAACAGTTGAATCACCAAATGCGGCATATCAACGCATGGCACAGTTTTGGGATTTGATAACAGACTTAAAAGAAGGCACATATAAGATTAGGAGTGAACATAGAAAATATCTTCCTCAAGAAAGTCGAGAGACGGACGATAGCTATGATGTAAGGCTCAGCAGAAGCACAGTAGTACCCTATCTGCAACGAATCGAGAAAATGCTGGCTGGTATGCTGACAAGGAAACCAGTAAGGTTAGATAATGTTTCTGATTTAGTCAGGGAGCAGCTTTTTGATGTGGACTTAGAGCAAAATGATCTTAATGTGTGGTTGTACAATACGGCAAGAACAGCAATATCATTTGGTCATGTTGGGGTATTGGTAGATGCACCAAAAGAAGGTGACAAGACCAGACCTTATTGGGTAACTTATACACCTAGAGACATATTAGGTTGGAGAACTGAAATTATAGATGGTGCAAGACAGCTGACACAGTTAAGGTTGTTAGAGAATGTTGTAGAACCTGATGGAAAGTACGGAGAAAAGCAAGTAAAGCAAATAAGAGTTTTAGAGCGTGGTAGATATGAGATTCATAGAAAAGATAAAAAAAATAGTGAATATAAATTATTTGATGAAGGCGAAATGAGCCTCAAGGATAAGATTCCGTTTGCTGTGGCATATTCTAACAGGGTAGGTTTTTTTGAGTCACGCAGCCCCTTGTATGACATCGCAGAGTTAAATCTTAAGCATTATCAGATTCAATCAGACTTGGATAATATCTTACACATTAGTTCTGTTCCCTTGCTTGCAGTTTTTGGTTATCCAAATGCAGATGAGATTACAACTGGCCCTAGTGAAGCTTTAGCTTTACCACCAGAATCAAGGCTTGAATATGTAAGCCCATCAGGAGATAGCTATGACAGTCAGTTCCAAAGGCTTGGTGATCTCAAAGAGCAAATAAATACATTGTCATTAGCTGCGGTTCTTGGTCAAAAATTGGTAGGAGAGTCAGCAGAGGCCAAGCGGATAGACCGTTCACAGAATGACAGCACTATGATGGTTATTGCTCAACAGATGCAAGATTTAATTGATAACTGCCTAAGATTTCATAGTGAATATCTAAATGAACCTAATGCTGGTAGTAGCTTTGTGAATAGAGACTTTGTTTCAACAAGGCTTGAGCCTCAGGAGATAACAAGCCTATTAACATTGTTTACTGCTGGCACTATCTCACAAGAGACACTTCTTAATCAATTATCTGCTGGTGAGATCCTTGGTGATGACTTTGATATTGAGGAAGAAATGGAAAGTACGCAAAACGGAGGGTTGGTAGAAATGGAAGCACCAGAAGAACCAGCTTCAGATGATGATGACGAAACAGAAGACGTGGCCTGATGAATGAGTACACCAGAAGCATTTTTTCGAGAAACTATTGATTTAAACAGGTATAGTAACGCTGTAGCAAAGGATTTTGTAAAAACTTATAATGACGTTATTTTACTTGCTGCAAGAAAGCTTAAACAAATAAATATTAAACAAGCACAAGCTGGGGCAGGGGTTGTTGTTGCACCACAAACAAGGAAAAGATTAAGGGCAATAATTCAACAGTCAAAGATAAGTTTAGATATGTGGGAGAGAGAAACTTCAAAGAGGATGATAAAAGAGATTGAAGGTTTAGCAAAAGTACAAGCTGGATTCATAGAAAACGAATTAAAAAAAGTTGTAAAATCTGGTAATGTTCCAATAAATTCTGTTGCTGTTAGTAGGAAATATGCAGAGTCTTTTGTAAAAACAGATCCAACTCAAGTCAATATTTTCACCAGTAAAGAATTTACAGAAGATGATTTTAAAAGGTTTGGCTCTGGAAAGTTTGAACTCACTGCAAGACAAGGAGCAATGCAGACCTTACCTAATGGACAAACAGTACAAAAAGCCTTTAGAGGCATTGCAACAAGACAACAGGAGGGTTTGGCTAGAACTATTAGACAAGGTGTTTTTAGCGGAGAATCTACAGCAGAAATAGCTAGACGAATGGTTGGCAGACTTGAGTTTGGACAAAAAGGAAGTGTTAGACAGATTGCAGCCGCAGGGGGAGAACTTACAAAACTTGCAAATTATCAGGTGCAAACAATAGTAAGAACATCTGTTAATCAAGTACAAAATCAGGCATCACAGGCGGTGTATGCGGCAAATAGTAAAGTTGCCCCTAAATATGAATATGTCGCAACACTGGACAGCAGGACAAGTCCTATTTGTAGAAGGCTTGATGGACAGAAGTTTGCATACAATAAAGGCCCAACACCACCACAGCACTTTAATTGTCGATCTACTACTGTTCCTGTTGTTGATTATGAAGGTCTTAGTAAACGCAAAGGATTTGAGGATTTAACACCGCCACCAAAAGGCAAAGTTGTTACTAGACCCACAGGAGAAGGAACTGGCAGAGTACCACAGGGAACAGCTTATGGTGATTGGTTATTAAAACAAGATAAAAAACTACAGGTAAAAACTTTAGGAAATGAAGGGAAGGTAAATTATTTTAAAAGGTTGGCAAAAAAGGAGGGATCTGGACAGAAGGCAATAAGAAAACTTGTAAGGGAAGATGGCAGCGAAAGAAGTCTTAAGGACTTGCAGAGATTGTATGGCAAGCCTAGTGATATAACAATTAAGATACCAAAGCCCAAGCCTGTAACAAAGCCTGTCGCTTTTGAGAGAAGGTTGGTTGATTCAAGTCCAGAACAGTTGAGAAAAGCTGGTAAAGATTTAATAAAAGAGGTTGGATTAGATATCGATGAATATAAAAAGCTTGGTCAAGAGTTTAAAGAGGCTGCTAAGAAAACTGGTGCTAACCTTGATCCAAAATTAGCTGATAAATTAGCGTCAGATTTTGAAAAGGCTAAAAAGAAATATTTTACTTATAGAGAAAAATATGAAAATCAATTGGAAACTTTAAGAAATAAAATGCTTGAAACTAATTTAAATGATGTACAAGTAAATAAATATATTAAAAATACTAAAATTACAACATGGAAAGCTGCACAAAAAACACAAATAAGAAACCATTTAGATGAATATATAAGAATGTTTAATGGTAATGGTTTTATTGAAAATGCAAATGGTGTTCCACCAGTTACAAAAATAGGAAAAGCAACTAGAGCTTCAAGTAAATATTATGATGGTTCAATGACTACACAGCTTGAGAGGTCAATGTTTGGAACATCTACGACTGTTAATAAAACAGTGACTTTTCATGAAATTACCCATGCTGTAGAGGTAGCAAATCCAAAGCTTAATAAATATATGCAGTCATGGAGAACAAATAAAGGATTTACAGACAAGGCAAAAATTAAGGCTAATATGGTCAGAAAGGAAGGCATGAGCGTTTATGGGCCATCACAGCAAGTAGGTAAGCCAGTTTACAGATTAAAAGACATAACAAGTACTAAATATGATGCTTCAGAACATGCTCTAGTTAATGATTATATGGACGCTTATATGGGAAAAGTTTATAAAGACTATGATTTAAAAAGATACGGTATAGAAGGAAAGATTGAATCTACAGAAGTTTTAACTATGAGTGTTGAGAGATTTGCAGATTCTAAGAAAATGGGAGCATTGTATAATAAACACCCAGAATTATTTGAGCTTATAGTAGGAATGTCTAGGGCAAAGGGCTTATAGGTTTGCCAGAAGAGTAACTTATTAAATCTTTTTGAGCTTGTTTTTGTGATTCTTTTGGAATTTTTACATTTTCAAAGCCTACAGATTCGACAGCTGCATTGATAACATCTGCAATATCGCAACTATTCATATTAAACAAATGACCATGTACCCCATATAATCCCTCTCTAACTTCACTCTGCCAAAACTCAACAGCATCTTTTGAACCTATAGCTTTTGCTATTTGTTTAGAATGTTGAATTTCAATATCCCCTAGTGGGGTGGTGATAGTTATAGTAAGCATAAATACAGTTTACTTATGCCGTTAAAAAAAGGCAAATCACAGAAGGTTATATCTGCAAACATTCGTTTGTTAATGAAGGAAGGCAAAACATTAAAACAAGCACAGGCGATAGCATTATCAAGTGCTAAAAAACGTAAAAGGAAGTAATATAAAGGCAGCTACTTTTATTGTTATGCCTAAAGGTGTTGGGTATGGTTCTACCATGAAACCAAAGTCAAAGAAGAAAAAGAAGGGAGGCAAAAAGTAATGGGATATACATTTAAAGTTCAATCTTATGATGAGCCAAAGAAAGAACCAAAAGCCACTGCTAAAAAATCTAAAAAGGTAACAAGTGAAAAGGA